AACCAGATTGCAACTCCCTTGCTTTAGATTGAGCGTCGTTAATTCTATTTATTCTGAAGGTCTCTTCGATGGACTGGGTACAAGTAGGGCATACCGTATTTTCTGTAAAGAACTTATGCTCTTTTGTAATGGTAGATACTTTCTGAGAGATTTTACCCTTTAGGTTTCCAAGTTTGCGTAGTTTTTCTGCATAACCAATTAGTTTATCTTGCTCCCTAATATACTCATAAAGAGGTTCTTCTAAAGTAGTGTTATCTCCCATCAACTGCCCTATTTCCTCTGTCAAAGACATGATAGAAATATTCTTATCATCAATATCTTTCTTCCCACGATTTTCAAGTTCCTCAATGAAACTTTCCTGCATCTTGACCTTATCAAGAAGAGATTCTTTTTTCAACTCAAGAACTTTGACATCTTCTTTAATTACTCTGATTTTTTCTTTGATCAAGGTATTCATTGAAGAGAAGATTTTAATATCAAGCAAATCTTCGATAACTTCTCTGCGGTGAGCAGCAGGAAGTTGCATAAATGGAACAAAGGTACTACTTCCTAGAATCACAATCTGAGTGAAAGATTTGTAGTTCATCTTCAGAACATTTTGTTCTAACCATTTTTGCTGATCCAGAGCAGCAGATGCTTGATCTAGGGCAGAACCATTTCTCCAGATTTCAAAAATAGCAGGTTTGATTCCACGAACAACTTTCCAATCAATATTTCCAATAGAAAACTCAACTTCAACTCTACAATCTTTCTCGTTTACAGAGTTGACAAGTTGTGGTTTATTAATTTTACGGAATGGTTTCCCAAACAAAGAAAAGGTAAGAGCATCCAAGACAGTGCTTTTACCAGCACCATTTGTACCTATGATGAGATTAGTATTATATTCTGTGAAATTAACTTCAGTGTACTGGTTACCTGTACTCAAAAAGTTACGCCAACGTACATTTTTAAATAAAATCATGATTCACATTTGTGGGTGGAATAACAATATCGTTTGGGGTAATGATAGTATACTGATAATCGTGAAGTTCGCAAGTTTTGATCATCACATCATCTTCGATTTCAATGACATGCATTTCTGGATATCCATCATCTTCCAACATCATAGCATATCTAGTAGCGTCATCTTCTTCCTCAAACAAATAGAGAATATGTTCTCCTTCATCGTTTAAGACCGAATATGCTCCCTCCTTTTCTCTGCCATTGATTGTTAGAATAAACATCAAACCAACTCACATGCCTCTTGATAGATTTCTTGAATCATTTTTTGAACGATTGATTTATCAAGACTGACTTCTGCCTCCTCAATATATCTATTCAAAATAGACAGAGTATCTTCAGATTCAAAGGCTTCAAAACTTTCGGGTTCTTGCATATCAAAGTTTTCAACAACTTTGAGTTCTGCAATGTTTGATGCATAAAGTTTATCAATAAACTTTTCAAACTTTTTGGTGTCAGTTTTTTTGCGTACAACAACTTTTACGATTTTATTCTCATACTCACGAGTATCAAAAGTTTGATGATCGGTATCCTCATAATAAATGTTATAAAACATTTTATAAGGATTATTGACAGGTTCGTGAGTTATCGTTTCAGTATCGAAAATATGAAATCCTCTAGTATCACCAACATCAGTCCAGAACATCTCATAAGGATTTCCTAGATAGAAGACTGTTCCATTGTTTGATCTAGTGTGATAGTGTCCCGAGTAGACCCTGGCGAACTTACCAAATAGTTTGCTTTCCAAACCGTGCTCCATGACGATTTGTTTATTAACTCTAAATCCTTGGAGCTCAAGGTGCCCCATCGCACACGGGCAAGTTGTCTTTTGAATAAGTTTGAGAGTGCTTTCCTCATTTTCTTGATTAATCCAGGGTATAAAAAGTGTTGGAAGTTGGCCCAACATCACCTCTGTTGGTTCTGAATGCACAGTCACATTATCATACTCACGCAGAAGCAAATCAACTGCATTTACATTATTAGTATTCTTATAATAAGCAGTATGATTCCCCACAATAGTGTGAACCGTTATCCCCATTTCTTGAAGACGATCGTAATAATTATTTTTTGCCCAAGATAGAGCAGAAAAATCAATGCCTTTACGACTATCAAAAGTATCTCCCATATCTACAACTGTAGTAATCCCTTGCTCTTCGAGTGTAGGGAAAAATACATCGTTATAAAACTTTAGGAAATAATCATGAAAAAGTTTGGAGTTCTTTCGTGCTCCGAAATGTTGGTCGGTAATAATTGCAACTTTCATCAGTAACGAAGTTTGGAATGCACGGCGTCCTTGATACTATTATAGTCGCTGTAGTTGGATCCGTCAATACTGTTGTCGTCGAACACCTCAGAAAATCCAGAACGCTCAAGGATTTTGTTCTTGATTTCTAGTTGACGCTTTTCTCTTTGAATGCGACGAAGGAATGCGTAGTGAATGATTTGAGTGAAGTATGCAAAAGGATTCTGAGACTTTTCTGGATTGAAGTTGTGAATATACTGAACACAATTCTCAATGCCATCAGAAATCATGTCCTCTTTGAACATGTAGTTGACAAAGTTTGGTTTAAATGATAAGTGATTTGCAATCTTCAGGAAACACTCTCCAATGTAGCGAGGAATAGGAGGTTTTGGTTTTCCCTGAATCAGTGCAATTTCTTTGTCTTCACGGTACTTGATCAGTGCAGCAAGGAACTCTTTGTTATTGACATAATGCTCTGACCTCTTTCTCTTGGCCATGACTGCTGTGGTAATCATAAGTTTTTATCATTATTATGTATAGATTATACCATTTAAATAAATGCTTGACAAGGTGTTCAAAACACTGTACAATAACCTTTGTCGGGGTTGAAAAGATAAAAAGCTTAGCTACTCTTAAAGATCTTTTCTAATATCTCCTTAGCATCATTTACATTAGCAAGATATCCCATTCTCCTATTGATTTTCGATTCATTATTTTTTTCTTTAGTAGATTGTCTTAAGTAATTCTGATATACCATTATCATTTCTATATCAGAAGATTCGGACATTGTTAGGACATCTTCTAAGTTAATCAAGAACATATCTTCCGTTGTTGTTTTTAACCAAGGTTCTACCTTGTACCCAACAGCACCGTATCTGCTTTTGATTTCGCAGATTATTACAGGATTGGTGACTATGAGTATTGTCCTGTCCTCCTCTTCGGATGCTGCTACTCTTGCGAATATCTCTTCGCCAGTTTTCAACTTTACTGTTGCATAAAAATCTTCTTCAATTCCCATTTTTCTTAAGTTGTATTGTGATTATTTCATAATTGAAGTTCTCTTCATTATAGATCTTAATCCTTTCAATGAGATGATTTAAAGTATAATTTTTTCTTGAGTTGTAAGTGCAATCATCAGCGATATCATAAAGAGTTGCTTTTACTTTGTCTTTTCCTTTTCTAAGAACTCGTCCAATGCTCTGAAGATTTCGTATTCTGGATTTACTAGGTGAGGCGAAGATAACGTTATGGAGGTTTTTAATATTGATACCAGTAGAAAAAGTTCCATAAGAAGCAACAATGATTGCGTTGTTTTCTCTTTCAGTGATTTCTCTCACCATTTCTCTCTCTTCAGCATCAACTCCACCATGAACGAAAAATACTTTTCTGCCACTTCGCTTTTTAGTATTTATCATTTCATATAGAACTGCACCATGTGCTTCCACTCTACTGAATAAGACAAGAGTATTTCCTTTTAAATCTAAGGTGAGGTTTGTGATAAACTTATTTCTCTGTTCGTGCTGAATCAAATATTGTATCTCATCTTCATATGCTTCAAACTTTTGTGATGGATGTTTGAGAACAATACACTGAATATCGAGTTGTGATAAATGACCTTGCTTCATTAACTCATCAGTTCTTGTAACTTTATATGATGGACCAAACAATCCCTCAAGAACCCATTTGTGGGTTTGAGTTCCATCTAAAGTTCCAGTAAAACCAAAACGATATTTTGCATGGTGAAGTTTCGTCATAATCTCAATAAGAGATTTGCTCTTGAATAAATGAGCTTCATCACCTATAATTACATCATAATCTTCGAAGAATGAACGTTCTAGTTTATATACAGATTGCCAAGTTGTAATCGTTACTGGATATTCGTTTGTTTTTTCTCTACCAGAATAGATACGGTGACAATATGACTCAGCATCCCAACCATAGTCCAGGAAGTCTTTATACATCTGTTCGACAAGACTGGTCGTTGGAACAACTAAGAGTATTTTTAATTGCTTTTCTACATAATACCTCACGAGAGAATAAATCATCAGAGATTTTCCTGAGGCAGTCGGTGATATCAAAAGTTTTCTATTATGCTTTAAAGCATCGTGTACTCCCTCAATTTGGTATTGACGTGGAGCATGGGAGCAAATAGATTGCATATATCCTTTAACACCTTCATACGAAATCTCCTCATTCTCTTCATAGGGAGTTCCGTAGAATTTGTTATCTTCGAATTTGTAAGTATATCCGTATTGCTTGCAAAAGTTGACAATCTTATCCAAGAGACCCACATAAATCTGCTTGGATCTCATATCAAATAAATGTATTTCGCCATTCCAGTTTCTGCCACGATACTGTGGCATGAACTTTGCATTAGGAACCTCAAACTTGAAATGATCTCTCAGTTCATATTCAATGTGAGGTTCTGTTTTTATCTTAAGAAAGACTTCGTTTGATTTGCTAATAACCAAGTTTGTAGTATCAACCATATCCTGCCTGGAATTTTATAAATTCAATGGCATTCTTAATCTGGTAAGTTCTATTCTGAATCACCTTAAGAATACTCTCAATATAATTTAGGAGAGTTTCATAGTACTCAATTTTAAGAACTACCTGGGATAGTTTTTCGTCAGAATCCAAATATCCTTGAAGTGTTTCTTTATCACGAATCTTTTTGGGAAACGGGTTTTCTAGATAAACCTCTGGGTCTGCTTTTCCTGTGAAGTATTCGTATCTTTCGTGACGGATTCTTTTTCTTTGAAGTTCTGCCTTCTTTTTTAAAAGACTTATAGTGTTATACAAATCATAATATTTTGCATGAAGAACGGGGATATTTGTAGATTCTGTATGGAGATTGTCCATATCTATTTTCGAATCTTTCTCCCACATTTCTTGAATAGTATCAAGATCAATACTCATAGAGGATTTCCAGATAAATCGGTTATATTGTAAATAGTATACTTGAAACTTACATCTGCTGTAAAGTATTGAATATCAGTCATCGTTGCATCGAAAGTCAAAGTTCCTAAAGAGTATGGGAATAGGTCTTTGAAAAATACTTGAAAGTTTGAAACCATGCTGCTATTCAATACCTGGAGAGTACCGTCAGAGTAAATCTCTTGATTGTCATTGATATAGTTTGATTGAATTATTCTTTCACTCTCCAAATCATGAAACTCTGTAAGACTCTCTGGATATCCTAGACCTCTTATCCATCTTTGTATTTCCATATAGTTTCCAAGATCTTCGTCCACGATAAATCTTAGATTTAAATCACCAAAGTCAACTTTATTTCCTGGTTGAGGAATGTCTCTACCCAGTCTTGATGGTTGAGTTGCAATTGATAAATTTAAGTCTGGAATATTTGCTTCATTACAAAAGAAAGCAACTTTTGGCGATCTTTTAAGAATAAATTTAAAACCAGTAGGTGATAGAAAGTTTCTATTTTCTACGTCTGATCCTCTTGCCATCTTTTTTGAACTATTTAGATAAAAAAAGGGACCCCTAAGGGTCCCTTGAAGTTTATGTGAAATGGATCACATGAGGTTCTTAACAGCAACTCTTCTGTAGTAGCGGTTGCTGTTGATCTTGAGTGCGCCAAGACCTTGAGTGGTGCCTTCAGCGAATGGGTTAGCAACAAGACCATAACGGGTCTTAAAGCCAATCTTGGGCTGGAAGCTGTTCTCACCAACGGCACGAACCATTTGGAGAGGAACATATGGGCAATAGAACAGACCTGCATCATAAGGTGAAGAACCCTTATAACCAACAACGTAGTACTGGTTAGTACCTTGTGCGAGACCGCTGTTGTTAGCTGCGAGGTTAGCCGAATATGGGTCAATGTATACACGGAATTTGCCCATCAGAGTACCAGCAAAGGTGTTGCCAGTATCATCAACCTGAAGGTTTGCGTTCAGAGCAGGGGTGTAATCGAGAACACCAGCCATGGTCAGTGCTGAAG